GGTGCTTCTGTGGTTAGCACGACCAGCCTGGACGCAGGGTATCTTGCAATGATGACGCAGAAGGGACTCAACTCTGCGGTCAACATCAATGTGACCCCGCGTTACTTGATCGGTCCCGCTGCGATCAGCTCTACCGTTCTTCAATTGCTCGCATCGCTTGCACCTCCAAGTGCCGGCGGCAGTGCAGTCGGAAACTCGAATGTCGCGAACATCTACGGACCCGGCGGCGATCGTCCTCTGATTCCAGTGATTGATCCGGTGCTAGATGCTTCAAGTAGCAGCGTTTGGTACTTGGTCGCTGATCCATCGCAGATCGACACCGTCGAGGTTAGCTTCCTTGAAGGCGAAGAGTCGCCGGTGCTCGAAAGCGAATGGGACATGAGGACCGATTGTTATTACTACAAGATCCGGCAGACGTTCGGCGTAAAGGCGATCGACTTCCGCGGAGTTTATCGCAACGCCGCTTGAGCCTAGCGAGTCATAGCCCGCTGCGATTGTGCGGCGGGCTTCGGTATCGATCACACTTTCAAAAGGTACAAAACAAATGTCCGGTATTCAGAATGAAATGGTTTGGTCTGACGACTTTGTCGGAGGCGAGGCTTTCGCAGCCGCGGGTCAGGGTAGTCCGTGGGCAATCGCAGAGACGAGTGCAGCGGGTACGCCAGTTACGGCGGTTGTGTCACCGTCCGCAACGGGAGAAATCAAGCTAGGTTTCGACAACACCAGCGAGGTCCAAAACGTCTGCCTGTTTAACAATGACGTGCTGTGGCTGGACATCGACAATCTCCAGCAGGTCGAGTACCGCATTAAGGTTGACAACGATTCGACCGCACTTGATTCGGCAACCTCGCTTGCGTTTGGCGTGTGTTCGGCACGCAACGCAACAATCGACAGCCTCGCCACCCACGCAAGCTTCCGACTGATTGGATCGAACTCGCTGGTAGTCGAAAGCGACGACGGCACAACGGACAAAGATGACGTTGCGACCGGCCAGAGCCTTGGCGAAACGTACAAGCGATTCGTCATCGATTTCACGGGCGGAAAAAAGGATGTGAAATTCTACGTCGACGGCATCCGCGTCGGGGCGTCTACCGTCTTCGACATGAGTGCCGCAACCGGATCGGTGCAGCTTTATGTGCAGATCCAAAAGACAGCAGACACCAACGTTGACGCGGTTTTGATCGACTACGTCGAAGTCACCTCAAAGAGGCCAGTTTGATGAGCGATTGCATCACTGCCTACCTTGGCGAAACCGTCGAGGTAGGCGGCGTTAGGGTCAAGATTGTTTCGGTTGACCAACACAGCGAAGGCGAGTCAAAGCCGCGAACGCGGGTAACGCTTGAGCCAGAAGAGCAATCAAAGCAACAGCAAGAGCAAGCAGAACCAAAACGACGGATCGGAATGCCGAAGCGATGACACTTCGCGACATGATCACAGCAGACGCCTCAGCAGTATTTCTTGCGGAAGGTGAATTTTCTGAGGCAGTGACCTATTACCCGCATCGATTTTTCGGTGCGACACAGAGGCAGCCTAGGTCGATTCGTGCTGTGGTCATGCGTGAGCAAGTCGCAAACTTTACCGAAGACGTTGTCACGGTTTTGCCTATGTTTGAAGTACACGTCGCCAACGATTCGACGCTAGGTATTAGCAGCGACGAAATCGACACGGGCGGCGATCAGATCGCATTTCCGGCAAGAGATGGCAAGCCGGCAGAGCGGCGATCTATTTTAAAGATCACAACGCAAGATCACGGAATGCTCGTTCTCGAATGTCGATAGTCGCTACTCTCCCAGTCGTAACGCGGATCGGCGACGGGCTTTTCAATAGGCTCAATAGGCTGGCGGCTGGGTATAGCGATTACACCTACGTTTACGAAGTGGTCAGGGCAACGCGGCTTGCACAGTACACGCCGCGGCATTTGCAAATCGTGTTGACAAAAGGCGATCGAGAGCGGCGGCCGGAGAGTGATTGCTTTGGTAATCCGCAGGGATTGGCATACGCTCAAAGATTTGACATTCGTTGCCACGTATTGCCAAGCGAGCTAGACGATACGCCGATCGATCAGTATTGCGAAATCTTTGAAGCGGACATCGTGAAGGCGGTTTGCGATGCTACGCGGTGGCATACGTTCGGAGAGCTTGCGATTAGTGCCGAATGGATAGACCCGGAAGCGATAGTCAGCGAAGGCGGAATCGGTGGCGTTAATGTTCCGATTTCGATTGTGTACCGAATCGATGAAGGCAACCCATACAACGTGCGATCGTGATTAACTTCATCATCGAGCGGCGACAGATTGAACAATTGAAAAAGGCGATAGCCGGCACGAGCATCGACATAAGGAAAGAGCTTGCGGTTGCTGTGAACAAGACAGCAAAAGCGACAGTTAGCGAAATTGCGAAAGACGTAACCAAAGAACTTAACACAACACAAGCGGCGGTTAAGTACGCAAGCAGGGGACTAGAGGTCTTAGGCAGAGCTACGTTTAGCAAGCCTGGGGCAATTGTTCGATTGAAACGCACAGGCCGAATGAGCTTGCGGCACTTTAAGCCAAAGCAAAACGCGGCGGGCGTTACTTACAAGATTAGCAAATCAAAGGGAAATTCGTTTGTTAAATCAGCGTTTATGGGGCCGCGTCCAGGGGCAGTAAAAATCAGTTGGAAGGGCAACGTTTTTAAGCGCACCGGCGACATGGCAAGAATGAAACGCGGCAAGAGTGCCGGCAAGGTTCGCGAACAAATTACCAAACTGCACGGAGCATCCCCGTGGGGAGTTTATATCGCACAGAACTTTGAGCCCGATCAGGTGCAGCGGATCAACGATCGACTGCGAAAAGAGATGGAAGAGCGAATCCGGTTTCGGGTCGCGACACAATTCAACAAAGCCAAACCGAAACCGAAAGGAGCCTAATAAATGTCACTATTACGACGCCGCACAGTGTTTGCCGCCAAAGCAGAATCGACGATCGGAACCGCCGAAGCCCTAACAAATGCGGAAGGGGCTTACAACGTTTACGACCTGCTCATTCAACCGCAGATTGAAGCAATTCAACGCGAAGGGCAGGGAGCGTTTAACTATCTTCCCGCGGTCATGGGGGCACGCGGTGGCGTCGCTACGTTCTCGACTGACCTGCCGTGGGGCGGCGACGGGGCATCGCTGCCAACGTGGGCGACAGTGCTGTTAGCCGGTTGCGGCTACGTCAATTCGTCGGGAACCTTCAAACCGAAAACGCTCAAGCCCGGCACAAGTTCAACTGACCCGCGAACGCTGACAATCGCGGGCTACGTCGACGGAAAGGCACGCAAGCTAAGCGGTTGCATGGGGACCGTGAGTTTCGATCTACCTACTGGCGGGCTTGCAAAAGCGAACTGGACCTTCACTGGCAAATGGGAAGACGAGGCAGACGTTTCGCTGCTTGCACCGACTTACCCGACAGAACTGCCAAGCCGATGTGCCGGCGATACGTTTCAATTTAACAACACGTCCATCTGCGTATCGAGTTGCACAATTGACGCGGGAAATACCGTAGTGCTTCGAGAATGCACGACGCACGCGAGCGGCTATGCTTCGGCGATCGTTACGAATCGACAGCCGACGATCAGCGCCGACCCGGAGGCGACGCTATCGGGCCGCTATTCGCTGTTCACGGCATCGACGGAATACGAACTGGAATACAAGCTTCCGACCGCAGGCAGCGGGACGATCATATTCCTAGCCAACAAGGCACAGATTCAATCGATCAACCAAGGCAATCGAAACGACATCGTGACCGATGACGTCGTTTGGCAGTGCAATAAAAACGGCACGACAAACGACGAAGAATTAACTATTCAATTTGTGGACAACGTTCCTTAATGCCTAAATCACTAGACACAACTGACCGCATCGTCTTCGTTTTGGCGAGCGATGCGGATAAGCCGAAAGCAACGCAGCCGCGATTGATTGGGCAAGTGCTTACGCTTGGACGCCAACGAAAACTGATGGCGGCCGTTAAGCAAATGCAACAAGACGCAGACCCGGAAGCAAAGACGAACGCGGCACTAGATGCCGTAGTGATTTGCTTATCAGGGTGGGATAACTTTGGCCGTGAATTTAGCCGCGAAGCTATTGAGGACTTGCTGACGATCGGCGAGATCACAGAAATTATCAACGCGATAATCGCGACGTTTACCGCGGACGGCGACGACTTAAAAAAATCCGAGTCGCCGCGGCCGTCCGCTGCGGCGAATTGTGCAAGTCATGTCGTGGGCGATGTGCCGAGATATTCAGTGGAAACCAGTACGCCGAACTCGAATGCCCCTCGTGTGGCGGCGATGGTTGCAAACGGTGCGACAGTGGATTTTGGAAATTGACACAGTGCCCGGCAGTGTTTGTCGGTCAGGAAATGATTGACCAAATCAACATCGCTGGAAGTTGTACCGATGGCGTGCTACCGCAAGGCGGCGGGCTACTTGATCAATCGGCGTGGTGGTTTGAACTGCGATCGATTTTACGAAGCGAAGAGCGGCGAATTGAAGACGAGCAAATAAAGCGAGAGCGGAATCGTGGCAGACATTGAATTTCGCATAGGCGGCAAAGACGACACTGGCAAAGCGATTGCATCGGCAACGAAGGGGCTTTCGCGTCTCGAATTGTCTTTCGGTCAGATCATCAAAGCGGCTGGCGGATTCGCTGCGGTTAATGCTTCGATCAATTTAGTATCACGTGGCATTTCTAATCTCGCCGGGCTAGTTGGTCAGGGCGTCGCGGACTTCGACAAGGCAACGGAGGCACAGCGGGCGTTAGCCAAGGCAATGGAGCTAAACGGCGGCACGACCGACGAGCAAGTCGCTAAGCAAATGTCGTTAGCCGATGCTCTTGAGCGAACAACGAACGTCGAAGCGGAAACGACTGCCGAACTAATGAAATCGGCGGCGATGCTTGGCGTGCAGAATGATCAACTAGGCGAAGTCGCTAAGACCGCTATTGGCTTATCAGAGGCGATGGGCGTCAGCCTTGAAGACGGCTTGAAAAAGGCACGACTAGCGACAGAGGGCAATTTTTCTTCGTTTAACAAACTGATTCCGTCGCTGAAAGACATGGCAACGGACGAAGAGCGATTAGCCGCGGTTATGTCGCTGGCGAACAAAGGCTTAGAACAAAAGACAGGACAAGCCGATGGGGCTGCGGGTGCTTATGAGCGAATGAGCAACCGCGTCGGCAACATGATGGAAAAGATCGGCGAAGCGATTAGTCCGTTTCGCAAGCTTGCTTTCGATGGGATCGGATTCGCGGCGGATAAGATTACAGAAGCGATCATCCCGGCTATCGCAGCGATGGGACCA